GGGTTCGATTCCCCGTGGCGATGCATTTTATATTTTAAGTTGCCAGACGTAAAAAACGCTCTATACTCTTGTATTATTCTATGAGTAAAATACAGTTACCAAAAAATATTGGTCAAGGTAAATCTGCTAAAATTCGTCAAGATGTTCAATATTTTGATACATCACATCATGGGTCATTCTTCCCTGTTGGAATTTATTTTACTTCAACATACGGTGTAATGCCTTGTACGATACATGTTAATAAGACATACACTGAAGACTTAATTTACTTTTTAAGGGAAAAAGGCGAAATATTTCAAGATCTTGTTTCCATTCCTGCTACGACTCCTAAGTCTATGACTCTCAATATGTACCAGGACGATTTTGAATTTGACGAACCGGAATACAAAGGTACTTTCTTGTATAAAGACTGTATTATTAATTTTTCAAGAACAACTTCTCGTAAACATAAAAAATCTTCTGATACACCACCCCTTTTTACTTTATCACTTTACTTTAAACCCGGTACAACACCGCCGTTAAAAGATTTTGATAAATTTTTGTATGAAGAAAAGCTCAATAGTGTTATTCATACAATTTTTAGAGACGAGCATGGGGGTATTGTCTTTGAACCCTTTGAAACTATCGTACCTGATAACTACTCTATAGACAAATATTATAGAAAAGAGTTTAAACCGACCCACGATCATATTGTCGATTCACTTAAAAAGAATGAATCAGGGTTATACCTCTTTCATGGCGAACCAGGAACGGGTAAAACGACGTATATCAAATATCTTGCAAGTATTATTAACCGAGATATGATTTATGTTCCCGTGGCATTTATTGATTCTTTGGTTGACCCTTCATTCTTACCAGCCTTACTAAAGAAACGTCATTCTATTCTTGTTATCGAAGATGCTGAAAAAGCTTTGCTAGCTCGAGAACCCGGTGATTCTTCTTCTCTTGTTTCAGCTATTTTAAATATTACAGACGGTATTATGGGCAATGTATTTTCAATTTCTGTTATTGCTACTTATAATTCCCGTCGTCAAGACATTGATAAAGCTCTTCTTCGTAAAGGCCGTCTCAAAGGAGAACACAAGTTTGAAAAGCTTGATATTGAACAATGTCAACAAATTCTCGACGAAAATAAAATTAATTACGTTGCTAAAGAACCTATGACTTTGGCAGAAATATTTAATACTCAAGAACCTGATATGCTAACATCTGCAGAACTAAAACAGGAAAAAAGAATGGGGTTTCGTTAAAATAGTTAGTTGAAAAGTCAAAAACCGCATTTATTATTAAACACGTTATGCAAACAAATAACATTACAACAATGAGTCTCGATCAAATTGCTGACTTCTACATTCCGGCCAATGCGCCTAAGAATGTTAAGTCCTGCATCGTCGAGAACTATCTCGATACTACCCGTTATGAGTTCCTCGGGTTCGTCGATCGTTCGAACACAGCTATTCTTCGCCAACGCTTCCACAGCGTTCGCGATAACAATGGCCGTTTCGCTAAGATCCGCGGAAACCGTCGTTCCCGCTAATAACTAAGTAGTAAAACATCATGAGCCCGGTTTTGAGCTTGCCTCGGAACCGGGTTCCTGTATCATATAAATATGAAAAAACTAGAAAAAGTATTTACGAAAAAAGGATTTAAATACACCCAAGTTGAGCGAAAAGGAAATGTTGCAATATATAAACAAGAGTCTATAAGTGTTACTGATCCAAAACCTAACTATGAAGTTGTGCAAATTAAATCCCACAACGGTTATGAAATTGGCGGATCAAAAATCGCTGCAGCTGAAGTTTACCCGGGTTCTACACAGTGGGGAATACTTGGATGGACACATTTAGATCTTTCTTCTGCTGAAAAAAGATTTAAAAGACTTATTCGAGGATTGAATTGACAAGGTCGTTAAAAGATTCTTTTTTAAGAAATTTCTTAATCTCTTTTTTAGGCATTTCTTTAGCAACTTCTTTAGCAGCACCAGTTACATCCTTTTGACCTTTTTTAGCTCCCATAACAGCTCCGAAGAACTTTCTTTGTTTTTCTGATTTTGCTGGCATATTATGATTAATTAAGCAATATATTACAAAATGGCCGCAGTAAAACAAAAACGCCAAAAACGAGTTGATCTGGTCTGTATCTTAACCGGGGAGGTAATTTCTAAGCAGCCTAGAGCTCGAGTCGAAAAACAAGCTAAGAAGCTTAAGTTCGATAATGTTGAGGATTATATCAATTTTTTTATTAATCGAGAAGCACGTAAATTACTCGGTAAAGGGCATTCAGAATTAGAAATCCGTAAACAGTATAATTGTAAAGAAACAAAGTCGATTCCTTTTCATATACTGAAGTGTTATGTTAAAAAGTTTAAATCGAAGGACGCTGTAGATAGAAAGCGACAAAAGAAGGTAGCAGATGAGTATAAACATAAACCAATTATTGTACAATGGAAAGGCTCTGAGCCTATTAATATGGTTAAGAACAAAGATGTTTGTGCTGAGGTTACACAATTTGCCTGCTGGCGTCCAGATATATATCTTGATTTAGGTTGTGAGGCCTGTATACTAAAGGATAATTGCGCTTGTCCTATTAAAAATCTCAAGCGAAAACCTCATGATAGACGACCTAAAAAAGCTAAAAATATTTGATCGAATCACTTTTTACGACGATAAACATTCGTATAAAATTGATGGTCAGCCTTCTGCTAAAGTATCCGTAACCGGATTAGTTAATACGGTAAAAGAGCCCTTTGAAGAAGAAAAGTGGGCTGTTATTAAAGCTAAAGAACACGGTATAACACCTGAAGAAATGAAGCTTGTTTGGAAGAAAAATAACCAGATGGCTACTTATCAGGGCTCCACACTTCATAACTATATTGATAACTTTTATCAAAACAAAGTTAAACCTTATAATCGTAATCTAGCTGAAGCTATTCTTGGACAAACTCTTCATGAAATGATGTATAAGAATCTTAAAGTTCTTGTTAAACAGTTTATGAACTTTTATAACGACACAAAGGACTATATCCTTCCCATTAAGAATGAATTTGTTGTTGGAGATTTAGAAGATACAAAAATCTGTGGTATGCTTGATATGTTGGCATACAATACTCAGACAGAAAAGTATGAAATTTACGACTTTAAAACTAATAAAAGGTTTAGTCTAGTTTCTGAATTTGAAAAGAAACTTCAATACCCGGTTCAGCATCTTGATGAGTGTGAACTAAACATTTACACGTTACAGTTATCTCTATATAAGATCTTTATACAAAAGTACGCAAAAATCGAGATCGATAAATTAAAAGTGGTTTGGTTTTCTGTTAATAATGAAAATTATAAGATAATCGAATTAGATTTTTTACAAAACGAATGTTTATCTTTAATGGTTGAGTTCTTAACTAAGAACCCTCTCGAGAAAGAAGTAACTAACTAATACTGTTATATAGAATAACGGAGTTAATAAAATTGTTCCGTACAAACAGGCGGCTCCAGTACAGAGCCAAAAGGCCAAACATAGAGGACAAGTAATAAGTACTATAATAAATCGGCAAATCGAGCACTTAAACAAAGATTTCGATTTTACGTACAAATACTGCGGAAAAGAGAGGTTATTTGGGTCTTTATCATAACCTAATAGTAAAGTTTTAAATCCAAATAATTGTGCATACTCTACAAATGCTCCTGATTTAAACCATATAACCATTATAGTTAGTACTAAACATACTAAATTTATAAAAAATAGTAAATCCCCCATAAATATATATAATCTATTTATATGAAATTTGATAGTCTTTACAAAACCGTGTTTATTACTGAACAAGATGAGCTTCCAGTACCTCAGGACGATGTAGCCCCGGTTGCAGATGAAGTACCTGCTGAAGAACCATCACCTGAAACTGCTGAAGATGGTATTCCTGTTCCAGATAATTATGATGTCGAGCCAGCTCCAGTACAACAACCAGCTGGAGATTCTGGATCAATTAAAAACTATATTATGAAATTAGATGAGTTCGCAGATACTCTAAACGGTGTTGATTCTGGCTCTCTTCAGCAAATGGTAACCGATATGGACAGAAACGGTTCTTTATTTCAAGGTATTTCCCGCGAAACCTCTACAAAAATAATTAAACTTGCCGAACAAGCTAGAGAATTATCAGAAGTATTAAAAGGCTTTATTATTAATTCAGCAAAACGTCAAAGAGATATTGCTGCCGGACAAGGTTAATATATAATATAGAGGTGGAAGGGTTACCTCAAGATTATGTCATACAGGCCCTATACTCCTACTGCAAAAGACCTGTATACAAAAAATATCAAAGAGTATATAACGCAGAGTGCTGTGTATGTGGGGAAGGTAGCTCTGCTGGTCGCAAGCGTAGGCTTTTTTATTTTCCAGATGATAGGTATTTCTATTGTTTTAATTGTAGTAAGTCTTGGACTGAGCTTAGTTGGATTCATGAGGTTACTAAAAAAACCATTCCGGAAATCTTAAGAGAGACTAAAAACTTTGTTCCTACTTCTCAGATACAAAATAAAATTCAGAAACAAAACGAAGCTGTTAAACAAATAGAGATACCTTCTATACCTGACGACTCAATTGATATTTGTGATCCAAAGCAGGTTGAATTTTATAGGGATAATAAATTTGTAAGAAAAGTAATTGAATATTGTCAGTTGCGCAGACTTTTTAGCGCTGTTAATAAACCAAAGTCTTTGTATGTTTCATTTAAAGACAAAGTGCATAAAAACCGGCTTATAATTCCATTTTATGGAGAGTCTGGTAAAATTGAGTGCTACCAGTCAAGAACTTTAGACGGAGACACATATCCAAAATATCTAACAAAGTACGGAGAGAAGAATCTATATGGCGAAAACAATATAGATAATAACATACCGTATATTTTTATCTTTGAAGGGCCTATTGACGCTATGTTTGTAAAGAACGCTGTAGCCGTGGGCGGGTCTTCAATGACCGACAAACAAGAAGCTTTTATTAAAAAGTGTGTCGATAAAGAAATAATCTACGTCTATGATAATGATAAGAACAACAAAGAGATGTCAAAGAAGATTAAGAATCTTATCAAACAGAATAAAAAACTATTTGTATGGCCTAAAGAACTTAAGAAGTACAAAGACGTAAATGAGATTTGCTGTAATCTTTGTTTAGATGAACTACCTTACAAGTTTATTGTACAAAACTCCTATTCTGGAGTAGAAGCTTTAATGAAGCAAAAAATTACTTGAGGTTACTAACACAAAAGTTAATAGCTTTTAAAAACTTATCTTTGTAATTACGAATTGGTTTAACTTCTATTTCTGCTTCAGCTTCTTCGATCATTTGAAGTCTTGTAAATTCTTCTTTTAAAGATTTAAGAAATTTTTCAGAAAATTGGATTTGTTTTGGATAACGAACTCTTGTGACTACTTTCATAGTAGTCGGAAAAAAACTTTCACAAATTTGATCAAACTTATTCATATTAATTTACAGGGCCCATTCCTACTCTTAAAGCTCCGAGTGCTTTTGCAGTTGCGCCAGCAACTTGTGCAAGACCTAAACGAGGTCTTACAAAGTATGCCATATCGGTTAATGCTTTATATAGTGCTCTAGCTTCATTAGAAGGATCTTTTGCAATAGTGCTTAAGTTGTATTTAATTCCTGGTAAATACCTACTTTCACCGTCGTCTATAAATGTTGTATAATCAGGATCAGGTATATTTCCTACTTGATTAGAAATTTTTTCTATTTGTTCAGCAGGTAAACCAGATGTTTCTTGTTTTTGTTGCTGGGGTGTTTGGCGCTTTTGTTGCTGTTTAAACTTATTAGCCATCTGAGCTATTCCGGTTCCACTTATTTCATTTAAAATGTTACCAACATGCTTATTAAACAAATTTAAACTTGTATTTTCAAAACCTGGCAGCCTCATTTGCTGATCCATTTCTTGTTTTTGAGGGTTAAGCGGTTTGCCTTGAGTACTTAACAAATAAATGTAATATTCATATGCTAAAACCGCCACATTTAATAAATTATTAGCAGAAATATCTTCAACCATTTTACTAAAATCCCCTGATACTTTTTTAGGCCATAAACGATCCTTTAACCAGCCAGCCGGGTTTTTTTTAGCATCACCTTGTTTATAGCCTGTATATTTTTTAAATTGATGTAAAACGGGTGTTATAAGGCTTTTATTAAATGGTTTAATAATACCTTTAAGCCCCATTACTCGATCTAATACGGGTATTCTTTTTGCAATAATTTTTACAATTGCAGAATGTACTGTATCTGATCCTAAACTTTGTATTGCAGTTTGAGACAGTTTATTGGTTTCGTTTACTAAATTTAACCAGGCTCTATTAACTTCCGGATTACTCGGTGAATATTCTTGCAAATTAGTAGTTTTTTTGATAGCCGCAGCTACATTGTTAAAAACCGGATCGTATTTTGCAGGTTCACTTAATATTGTGTTAATTATATCCGTTTGAGTGTAGCTTCTTTTTTTATCATCTTCAATTAAAGCATAAACTTGTGCAAATGCATCAATAAATGGTATATAACCGAGCGACGTATATTTAGCAGCAAGGTATTTACCACCTGTAACTATATTAGCAGCTTTTAATGCTTCATTAATATTTGGTGACTGACCATATTGTGTGTTATAAGCATTAACCAACTCCATAAAACCAGCTGATCCTTTTATTTTTTCAGCATCATTGACATCTGTTTGATTATTAGTCTGTGTTTGAGCAGCACCGGAAGTTGGGTTCTGCGGGTTACCACTAGGCGGTGTCGCTTGACCTTGTTGTGGTTCTTCTAATAAGATATCAGATACTATATCTGTAAAATTAAACATAGTGATAGTATTATTATTTAATACAAATCACATATTAGCTAGCAATGAACCGTCTTCTTCTCCGTAAAATTTACCGTTCGGTTTAAGATATAAAGGTATTTGCTCAATTCTAAGATCTGCTGGTCCTTCTAAGGTTATAACAGCAGGACAATCTTCTTTAGGAAAAAATATACCTTGACTCTTTTCGTACGTACCAACAACAGCTCTAAAAATATTATCAATTTCCTGACGATAAACAGGGTCTAAAGCTCGTCCTTTTTTAGGAACAATTTTAATTTCTTCTCTTAACGGCAGATAAAATATAATATCAAAAACTTTTATAGCCTCAAAGGCAATGCGTTTCGAATCCATTATAAATTCATCAGATACTTTACCTTTTTCGTTAAGCCAAAGTGAATAAACAATGTTATCAATTACACAACGATCAAATACTAAAAACTCATCTCCTTTTGCAATAGCTTTTTGCGTATCGTCAATAATTGCATTAAGAATGGTTTTTTGAGATTCAGCAGTACCTTCTTCGTTATTAGTAACTTTACCGGTTTTAATAAGTTTACGATAGGTCGATTTAACCTCTTTATACATCGGCCAACGCTTGCAAAACTCTTTAATCAGTGTAGATTTACCATTACACTGAGTACCTATGAATGCAATTTTCATGTCTATACTTTAAGGGCCTTATTCCAAATAAGCAATTGCAATCTAGGAGAAAAATTAACATGCATAGCCTTTGCGTATTCAGCTACAGCAGGAGCATTTTGTACATGTTCTTCTCTAGAACCACAGCACGGCATAAACCAAATACGATAAAGAGGTACGTTAATACCCTGTTCATCATCGACATATTTGCGCCAAATTTCTTCAATATCTTTATCAGATGTAATAACAAATTTAAAGCCCGAACCGTATGTTACGTGCCAACGAAGCACTTCGGGTTTATATGTTTTTTCTTCGGGATCTCCATTAGAAGACAATTTTGGTGAGGTTGTAAATGTAGCTTTAAATTCATGACGCCACCTTTCTGATGGTACAAGCGTTGCATTTGTTTCAAAATCAATTCGTGGTGTAAAATTATATCTTTCAATAAATGCTTCTATAAATTTAAGAAGCTGTTTTTCTTGAATGAAGGGCTCGCCTCCTGTTAATTTAAGAATGGCTCTATTGCGAAGATGTTCAATATAGTTATTGTATTCCATCATTTGGAATACTTCCGCAAATGTCTTTTTGTTCTTTACTGACCAAGATACAAACGAGTCACACCCGTTAGGTGAATCTTCTGAAGCAAAGCCAATACAGGTTAAATTACACATAGCCATACGCATAAAAACTGATGGCTGCCCTATATATTCACCTTCTCCTTCAATAGTATAAAATACTAAGTCATCAGACAAAAATAACGTCTCTTTGTTAATATCAACTTTTTCGCTCATAAATTGCACTATTTAAATCGTGTTCCCAAACTTCAACCTTATTGACCCAGCAACGACCTACAGACATTTCTCGTATTATAGGGTCCACATTTTTAAAACACCACTCGGCAGTTTTTTCAATACCTACTCCATCCATTATACGAAGCTGACAACCGCCATTTTCTGCTAATTGAATAAAACTTGGCAGTAACGGATCATCTTTTGCAATACAAAGGGTGTGATCAAATTGATCTTGTAAAACCTTTTTAACGTCTTTTAAACCACCAAAATTAATAACCCAATTTTTATCATCTAAACCTATACAACCAAACCAAAATTTTGCTTTTAATTGATAACCGTGAATATACTTACAGTGTGTACCTTCAGCTCTCCATTGCCGAAAGGCGCAAGAGCCAAGCTCAATAATTTTAGTTGATTCAAATCTTGTCATTATGCTTGTTGTAGAGGTACGACGTTTAAGTTATCTTTAAAAAAGTTAAACACAGACTGCGTCCAACTATCTTCATAATTTTCTTCTTGATAAAAAACAATATTTTTAAGATTAGTTGATCCGTTGAGTTGTGTTTTAAGCTTTTTGGAAAGAGAAACCATTTTATTAATGTCTTTCTCAGACCAATCTGCTCCGACGTTAACAGAAGAAGCGAACAATAGGGCTTCTAGGAGCATGTTTGCCTCATCTTGTTTGAGTTCTAAAGTTACCGTACTACTATTTTTCATATAGCAGTATTATACCACCTTTGGAACTTATTTCAACTTTTTATTAAACAAGTTATATATACTTTGATCAAACTTACCGTAAAGGTCTACAATAATTTGTTTTTTTTCTGACTCTGAAACATGTTTATACATATCTCTTATTTGAGAAGCACTAATTACTGTTTTACCTAAAACTTTAAAAGGGAAAGTTTTTCCTACTTTTACGTAACCTTTTTCACTCATAGGGAGTAATTGTTTAGTATCTTCTAATTTTTGTAAATACGGCATTGTACCGTCTTTTTTAGGTTTGTATGAAAAACGATCAGCGTCTTTTTGAGAAACAACATAGATTAAATGATCTTTATCTTCATTGTATTTTGAAGTTATTTCTTTAGCAACGTAGGTACTTACAACTTGTACTATTCTATCACCTGGTACACCAGCTTTTTCTAACAAAAACTTACGTTCTTGAAAGTTAAACGGCGAATCTGGTTTAACGACATTTGAAGTGGCAACCCAAACATCCGCTTCTGGATATTCTTGTACTAAAGCATTGTAAGCTGCAGCATGACCTTTATGAGCTGGTTGAAATCTTCCTGAGTAAATTATAACCAGTTTACCGTCTCTTATTTGTTCTGTAAAAAACTGGTTAAAAGCTATCATTTAAACTTTTCCTCCTTAGAAACAGCAAAATTAGCTCGGGAAAATTCAAGCCTATCGACTAATTTAACCATATTTCCTGACTTATCTACAGCTACAAACCCTTCACCGGGGGTAACTTTAAGAGTACCATCAGGCTGAGCTAAAAATTGTTTTGTTTTAATAGCTGTACTATATTTGTTAAAGAAAATCTTTTTTAAATCTGCTAATTTTTTAGTAATATTGAAAATATTTACTACTGACATCTTATTAGTGTTAAAAAGCTGTACAGCTTTTTTAATAGCTTCTGTTTTTCTCAGTTTACCAGATTCTGATTTAAGTTTTTCAACTTCTTTGCTCATTTTACCCTCATACCATACAAGAAAATTATCAAACGTTTCTTCTGGATCATCAACAAATTTACCCTGACGTATTAATGTGTTAATAAACGTGTTGGCTAGTACATAAAACTCATTAGGTAATGCCAACCAGTCAGTTACACCGCCGGCTTTTTGTATTAGGTTTAGTGTTTCTGCAATATTTCTTTTTTCGTCATCTGTTAGCGTTACAGTGCCTGACATATCTTTAAATTTAGCATCATCAAACCAAACTTCTGGTGTTTGATTAAACTCTGAAACATTAACATCTGCTGATTTGGTTAATTGCTGTAAAGAAGATCCGGTATAACGAGTATGAAAGACAATACCAATTTGTGCACTCTGGATTTTTTTGCCAAGTTCTGAATTAGCTTCAACGGCATATGTCACTGTATTAGGTTTAAAAGATATAAGCTTTTCGCCTTGAAATTCAATTTCCCGTAATGTGGCCTTATCAAACATAAAGTCGCCTTGATATACATTGCTTTTAATAACTTTTGGCAAATACAATAAAGCTAGCTTCATTTTTTCAGCCAATCCGGGTGCTTGACCGTAATTGGTTTGAATATCATGTAGAGTATAGGTTACCTTTGGTGTTTTTGCTCCGAGACTTTTAGTGGCAACAAAAAACTTATTGTTTTCTGGATTATAACCACAAATTATAGCAGGTGCACCATCATATTTTACAGTTGTAAATACCCCTGAATCTGCATTACCATTAAATGATTCGGTTAGAGCCTTAATAAACTCAATAGCCATATCTAGGCCTTGTTTTTGATTAGTGAGAATAAGCTCCTCAAGATGAGTAAGATGCTTAATAATACCTTCTTGTTGTTCAAGTACAATGTACCTGTTGATACTTTCTTGATAAAAGCTACTAAAAGCTTGGTCTATCATAACGCTTTATTATTTAAGCGTTAACAGATAACGTAGCTTATTAATAATAGCGAGGATTTCGTCTCTAATATTAAGACAATCGGTGTCTTTTACAGGGTCATGCATTTCGTTAAATGGCCCGGTAAGATAATCATTTAACTGAATAAGAACATCTTCAAGATCAATTTCGTTTTGATTAACCAAACCTAAAACAATTGGTGTTTCGAAAGTAAGTCTACCGTATTTACCTTGATGAATTTCAACTAGACTGTCGATTAATTCATCTAAATCTTCATAAGCATTACCCAATGCTTTATGAGCGGCAAAAGAAACTGTTTGCCAATGAAGAATTCTTAATTGGTTTTGTATTTTTATTAAATTGACAATAACTTTGTCCATTTAATTTATACAGCAGGTTGTTGTGTTGTAGTACCAGTTGCTGGTTTTTGTTGTTGATTTTGGGCGTCGAGAATTTGCTGTAATACTTTTGGATCCATATTAAGAAGCTTAGCAGCTTGTTGAACAGCCTGTTGCTGCTGTTGCGGTGTTTGTTGAACGGGTTGAGCCCCGGTAGCGGTTTGTTGCTGCTGGGGTGTAACAGGCAGCGCTTCTTCTATTTTCTTTAAAACGGCGTCAAATTTACTCATATGTATTATTTAATCAGGAACAATAAATTTCTCGTCGTATTTGGCGAAGGGCTTACAATCTTCTATATTAAATAGGTCTGCCGTTAGATAAATCAACTGTTCCTAATGAAAATTGTTTTATTTTTTTACTTTTCTTTTGAAAATTATGAAGAGCATTTTTATTCAAAAATTTTTGTAATTTAGAACTAATAAGTTTATTATTAGATAAAGTTCTTTGAACTGCATATTCAGTATCTGGAGAATCAAATTGTTTTACTTTAACCCAAGGCACTGGAAGTACTTTTAATACATTTTGTAAATGCTTATCAGTAAATCCTACTTCTTTTGGAAGAGGATAAACAACAAGAGCTTTTGGATACTTTGAATTACATTTTTGATACCCGTAGCAAAGTTTATCAAGACAATAATGATAAAAAAACCTCTGAATATCTTTTGATTTAAAACTATAAGGAATTTTATATTTTTTACAAAATGCGTAAGATTCTTTAAGTGCCTCTACAAAGCACGGATAAAAATCTATACCACAAACACGCGACTTTGGATATTCTTTAAAATGCATTATTATAATAATGCCTGAACTTGCTCTAGGGTCAAGCCATCTTTTAAAGCATTATCAGTTATTTCATGAAGTTGGGCAAAAATATCATTTATTTTTTGTTCGTATTCTAAAAATGTTTTGTGGTTATCTTTATTGTAGCCTTGTTTTGTTGTATTTTCTAAAATAGCAGTTTGATTAATAAGATCTAACTTTGATCCGAGATATTTTTTAATCTTAAGGATTGTTTTTGTTTCTGGTGAGTAAGCAGCTTTTTCTTGTTCGGTAATAGGCTCTTTAATTTTATCACCTTTTTCATTTATTATGCCGAGTTTGTAAGCTTCAAAGTCAGTAAAGTTTTTATTAAGCTGCTGAGTTAAAAATTTATTTTTAAAAGATTCATTAAACATTTTGTTGTAATCAATACCATGAAGATGGAGATCAGAAAACGGATTCATACGACATCCGCGACCAAAAGACATCGAGCCACAATACGAACACTTTTTAGCATCATCGGGATGAAAATGCACACCTTTTGGAGCATATTTGCAACCCTTACCATAAGATGTAGAATTACAATACATACATCTTGAAACAGGCTTAAAAGCAGAAACTTTCTTTTCGTCAATTAATTCCATTATGTATTATTTAAGAGGCTCTTAGGAGGAGTCCCAATCCGAACATTTATAATTCCGTTGTAATAGTCATCTCTACGAAGAACGTCGCGAGCAATTTGTTCTTTTATTTCCTCATACCCGAGCTCCCACTTTGAACCACAAACTTTTAAAATACGAAACTCAAAATTTTCTTTTCCGTATTTTTGTATATCTTCGTTAAGCTCTTTTGAAGATGACGTATAAGTTTTCCAGTCTGATTCTTTTTGATCTATTCTATTACGGGTCTTACCTTTGAGAGGTTTGCGCTTAATTTTACGGACACACTGCTTTTTACCAATATATTTTTTGCCGTTAATTTTGTTGGTTATCTCATAGATAAAACCAAACATATTTTCATGTATATAAACGTTTTCGTTAATGAGCCAATGACCGGTATCCATAAAGGCAGATTAGCGTTTCTTTTTACGCTTTTTCTTGCCTTTAATTAAGCCTCCCCGAGTCATTACACCACCCTTACCATATATGGAGTAAGGAATGCGTGTATCTCCAGGAGCATATGTGTCCCCTGAAAATTGAGAAGTACCAGCTGCCGGAGCCCCTAAAACTGCACCAGCTACATTTTGCTCGTTTAAAACATCCAAAATTATTTTTTCTAAATTAATCATTTGCTTACTTTAACACATTTATTTACTCTGGTACCGTCTTTGAGTTTGGTACCAGCTTTGCGATAACCTTTCCAGCATTTAGGATCTAATCTACGCTTTTCTTTTTTTTCAGCTAAAAATTGCTTAAACGATTGCATATATATTATTTAAGTTGTTTCTTATCTAAAAGAAGCTATTATATAAGGTACTAGCTATGGAAGACCAAGAACAGTCAGTTATTTCGTTGATTGAAAAATACAACGAAGAGATCAAAAAATACGTTACAGTAGACGAGTTTAATATGAAGCAGGTTCAAATGGATCTGCCGGCAACGCGTCACTACTGGGTCGGCCGTCTTATGTTCCATAAACAAGAAATTTTAAAGCTTAAAAAACTCAGAAAAGAAGCACAGAAAAAAATTGCTGATAAACTC